GGCTTTGAGCCGGGTGGGGGCGGCGCTGGCGGCTATAACGGTAGTGGTGGTACTGGTGGTCAAACAGGCTCTAGCGGACAGAGTGGCAATGGCGGCGGTGGCGGCGGTGGAGGCGGCGGTGATATGCGCGGCGGCGGAGGTGGCGGCGTAGGCATATATGGGCAAGGTTCAAGCGGAGGTGGCGGTGGCAATGGCGGTCAGTATGGCTCTGGCGGAGACGGCGGCTCTGGCGGAGGTGGCGGCGGTAGTGTCAGCGACCCTGTAACCGGCGGAAGTTATGGTGGCGGAAGTTATGGCCGATTTGGTAACGGCGGAACATCCACAGGCGCTGGTGGCGCGGTTCGGATTATCTGGTCTGGCAATTCTGGAATTACTCGCGCATTCCCATCAACAAACACAGGTAACTTGTAATGAAACTGTATATTCAAATTAGAGATGGAAAGCCTTACGAGCATCCAATTTTGGAAAGCAATTTCAAAGAGGCATTTCCAGATGTTGACACAGAAAATCTCCCATCAAATTTTGCTAAATTTGAAAGAGTGACTCTAGACTGGCTTGGTGTTTATCAAGTCCACGAAGGTGTGTCCTATGAGTGGGTTGACGGAATTGTGAAGGATGTTCACAAGGTTCGTGACATGACTCTTGCAGAAAAAACCGCAAAACAAGACAGTGTTAAAAATTGGTGGGCTGAAAACGGGCGCTATCCATCGTGGGTTTTTGATGAATTGAATTGCAGATATGTTGCGCCAGTTCCTATGCCAACTGACGGCAAAAATTATGCTTGGGATGAGGCAACTATTTCTTGGAAAGAAAGAACATGATCAAATTACAACTCAGTATTGAGCAAGTCAACGCAATTCTCGGTCATCTTGGCCGTTTGCCTTATGAGCAAGTCCATGCCTTGATCGATGAATTGATCAAACAAGGAAAACCGCAAGCGGAAGCAATTGAGGCCGCTACGGATAAGGCTCCTGAGTAATGGAAGCGATCCACGAACTTGCCAATGACACCGACAAGCGCCTGAGTGTGCATGAGGCTGTCTGCGCGCAACGGTACGAAGGCATTCAAGCCCGCTTTGATGACGGCTCTAAGCGCATGACTAAGATTGAGTACCTCTTGTACTTTGTGATCTTGGCTGTGTTGCTTGGCCCCGGCGTTGCGGCTGAACTTGTTAAGAAGGTATTTGGGCTATGAATTGGGCAGACGTTCTCAAGGCGGTCATACCGATCATCGTGGCATCGCTTGCTTGGCTCTTGGGTCAAGTAAACGACTTCTCCACTCGTCTGACCAAAATTGAGGGCGCAATGCCTGCTTTGATTACCAAAGAAGGCGTACCCACAGATAGCCCAATTTCTGCCGAGCGAAGAGCCGTTCAAAAAGAGCAGTTGATGTTGCATATCAACGAACTTCAGGTCAAAGTCAGATTGCTTGAAGAGCGAGAGAAGATGGTGAAAAAATGATCCCAATAGTTGCATCACTGCTAGGAACATTGGCCCAGAATGGTCTGGGCCTTTTGTCATCTGCGATTCAAGCAAAGGGCAAAGAAGTCGTTGAAGAGGCCATTGGCTTCAAGATTCCCGACGACCCTCCTCCTGCGACTATTGAGAAACTGCGCCAATTGCAGTTTGATCATGAAGAGCGCTTGCTTGAACTTGGAATCATGAAGGCCAAGCAGGAGTTGGAAGGGTTCAAGATTGAGGTCGCCGACCGGGATTCTGCCCGAACCAGAGACGCCGAGTTCATTAAGCGCGGCATGACCAACAACCGAGCCAACTTGATGTTCTTTTTGGCTGTCGTAATGGTCGGATCAATGGTCTGGATTGTCTGGAAAGATCAAAGCATCAACGAGTACGTCAAGGGCATCTTTACGCTCGTTTTGGGCCGTTTTCTTGGCTACCTCGACAACATCTATTCGTTTGAGTTCGGCACGACCCGTGGCTCCAAAGACAAGGATGAGACGATCAAGCAACTCACGGAGGGCAAACAATGAGCCTGTCACAAGAACAAGCCGCATTTTTGCTTGATGCTTGCAAGTTGATCCAATACGCCACCCAGCAGGGCTTTATGGTCACCGGCGGGGAGTTGGCGCGCACACCGGAGCAACAGGCTCTTCATGTGAAGGCTGGCCGCTCCAAAACCATGAATTCAATCCACCTCAAGAGGTGCGCCATCGACTTGAATTTCTTCAAGGATGGGAAGATAATTTGGGACAAAACAACCCTTGCGCCTATTGGGGCATATTGGGAATCGCTACACCCCAAAAATCGCTGGGGAGGCAATTTCAAATCGTTGGTTGATTGTCCTCATTTTGAGCGTAACGTGGGATAAGGAGACTCAGAATGACGACAGCCGCTGTAATGACGTATGACTCGCTGGTAGCGGACATTTCGTCGTACCTCGAGCGTACAGATACCGCTACGCTTCAAAAAATCCCAACATTCATCATGCTGGCCGAGCAGATCATCGCCAGCCAGATCAAGTTTCTTGGCAACTTGACGCCCATGCAGTCAACCATGACTGCCACTCAGGCCATCATTGACAAGCCAGCGCGTTGGCATAAAACCGTTTCAATGAATGTTGTGGTGGCTGGTAGCCGCCAGCCCGTTTTGCTTCGCAAGTATGAGTATCTGCGCGAGTATTGGCCTGATGCAACGCAGACAGGCGTGCCTGCGTACTACGCCGATTACGATTACACGCACTGGCTTGTGGCTCCAACCCCGGCAAGCAATTACACCTTTGAGGTTTTGTACTACGAGCGCATCCAACCTTTGGATTCCTCCAACCAAACCAACTGGTTTACTGTTTACGCGCCACAGGCGTTGCTGTACGGCTCCCTCTTGCAGGCGATGCCTTTCCTTAAAAACGACGAGAGAATTCCAATGTGGAAGTCTGAGTATGAGTTGATCATGCAGACCCTCAAACAAGAAGACATCCAGCGCATTGGTGATCGTCAAGCCGCAGTATTGGATACCTGAACATGAGTTACAACAGCCCCTTCACAGGTAACGTCATCCAGCCAACAGACGTTTCTTACCGCTCTATTACGTTGGCGGCAAACACTCAACTTGAGTGGCCGATCAATGGCAACGCCACGGATGACTACGCCGCACGCATTATGCAGGTCTCAGCCAGTTCTTCTGGTCTTAGCCTGTATATGCCTCCTGCTGATCAAGCGTCTGTCGGTAACGATGCATTGATTCGCAACGTTGGCGCTCAGTCGTTTACGGTCAAAGACTACGCCGGCACGAATGTGATCATCACAATCGCTCCCGGTGAAGCCAAGTACATCTACATCACAGCCAATCCTAACAACCAAGGCACATGGGGAATCATCGCTTATGGTGTTGGTTCTTCGTCTGCTGATGCGGCGACTCTTGCTGGTTATGGTTTGCTGGCTGTCACCACAACGCTAAATCAAAGCCACCCTGTCACAACCTTCTCAAGCGATGCAACTGCTGACGCAACCTACCGCGCACAAAGTTATGTGTGGGAAGGTGGAGCAGGAACGCTGACGCTGACTGGAAGTTCAACGCTTGGCAATAACTGGTTTATGCTGTTGCGCAACGGTGGCACTGGCGCTTTGTCTGTCGCTGGCTCCGGCGGTGATTTGATCAATGACTCGGCGTCTATTGTTCTCCAACCGTCTGACTCAGCAATCATTGTTTGCTCTGGCTCCGCCTTTTACACCGTGGGTCTTGGTAAGTCTACGCAATTCAACTTCACGCAGTTGACAAAGGCGGTGACGACCGGAACATACACATTGACAGCCGCCGAGGCTTCGAACGTTATTCAGAAATACACCGGGACATTGAGTGGAAACGTCACAATTGTTGTCCCTCAGACTGTGCAGGTTTACTACATCATCAACGATACCGTTGGCGGCGCAAGTAACTACACCGTGACAATTTCAACCGGTGCTGGCGGAACGGCTTCAATTTCTGCCGGAAATCAAGCAACTTTGATTTGCGATTCAGTCAATTTGTTCAACGCAAACACTGTGCTGGCCGGTACATCAAACATCAGTTTGGCCGACGGCTCTGTTGGCGCTCCTTCCTTGAAGTTTGCGAGTGAGACCACAACAGGTGTTTATCGTGGAGCGGCAGGGCAATTTGACATTGCGATCCTTGGCGCAAATATGTTCAGTCTGACTGCAACCGGTCTTGCCATTAACGGAACTCTCGGCGCAACAGCAATCACTGGAACAACAATTACTGGAACAACGATTACAGGCACAAGCCTTGTGACTGGCTCCGGAAGCGCCGCCTCTCCTTCAATCACATTCACTGGAGATACTGATACCGGCGTATATCGAACTGGCGCAAACGGTGTTGGCATTGCGGCCAACGGCGCTCAAGTTGCTCGATTTGAAACTACTGGCATGACGGTTACTGGCGTCGGTGCTTTTTCAGGCGCTGTGTCTGGAACAACTGGAACTTTCTCAGCGGCTGTATCCGGCACAACCGGCACCTTTACAACCGGCATCACTGGCGGGACATTCTGATGACCAAAAAAGTTTTTTCGATTGACACGCAACCCGGCATCCAACGGGACGGTACTTACTTCGACAAAAACTTCTACACCGATGGCAAGTGGGTTCGTTTCCAGCGTGGACGCCCGCGCAAGATTGGCGGATACCGAGCCATCACAACGACTGCTGATGGGTTGTCTCGAGGCATTTATGTCAACTCCGAAGACGGTATCAACAAGGTGTTCAATGGCTACGACGATGGCATTGAAGTGGTCGACATTGACAATAACGGCGTTGGTTCCGGCACAAACGAAATGGAGTTTGGCGGTGAAGTTCTTACGCTTGGAACAGTTGTTGGTGGAACGCTGTACACCAATGGCACATACACAAACGTCACATTGACTGGCGGTAGCGGTGCTGGTGCAAAAGCAACTGTTGTTGTGTCTGGCGGCTCAGTTACCACTGTAACCATCACCGATGGAGGTAACTATTACCTTGCGGGTGATTCTTTGAGTGCAACCGCCGCAAGCATTGGCGGAACAGGTTCTGGGTTCTCTGTTCCTGTTGCAACGGTGGACGACTTGTTTTCTGCAAGCACAAACCACCTCTGGCAGTTTGACTCGCTGTTTGATGCGCAAGGCACTGGCAACAACTTCTTGCTGGCTCACCCCGGGCACAACCTTGTTCAGATCGACTCCACATTTAACTCTGCCGTGCTTGGCGGCCCATTGAATGGTTTGATCCTTGCTCCTCTCAAAGACATCAATGGCGCGACACCAACAGGTGACACTATCGAGGTTTCTGGTGGCGTGGTTGTGCTTCATCCTTATGTCTTCGTGTATGGCGACAACGGCTTAATCAAGAACTCTGTTGCTGGTGATCCATTTGATTGGAATGGTGCAGACGCAAACGAGACCAACGTGGCTTCAACAAAAGTCGTTAAAGGTCTTCCTGTGCGAGGCGGCTCGAACTCTCCATCTGGTTTGTTCTGGGCGTTGGACTCTTTGATTCGCGTTTCTTACGCGCCGACAACAATTACTGTTGGCGGCTCTGCTCAGACCTTCTACTGGCGATACGACATTATCTCGAGCCAGTCTTCTATCCTTTCCAGTCAATGCGTCATTGAGTATGACGGCATCTACTTCTGGATCGGTGTTGACCGCTTCTTGCTGTACAACGGTACTGTGAAAGAGATTCCAAACTCTTTCAACCAAAACTTCTTTTTCGACAACCTCAACTATGCACAGCGCCAAAAAGTGTGGGTGACAAAAGTTCCCCGCTTTGGCGAGATTTGGTGGTTCTACCCATCTGGCGATTCTGAGGAGTGCGATAACTGCATCATCTACAACGTGCGCGAAAACTGCTGGTATGACGCAGGGTTTGCCGATGGTGCAACTCGCACCGCTGGTTACTTCTCTCAAGTGTTCAAGTACCCAATCAATGCTGGTGCAACACTGACAACTGCTGATCCAATTTTCACGACAACGATCAACACGACAAACGGCTCTGCTGTTATTCGCGTACCAATCACAAACCAGATTGGTCAAGACCAAGTTTGTGTGGCAACAGGTGTGCCTGCAAACGCAATCGTTCGAGCAATTGCACCAAGCGGGACGGCAGGCTATTT